GGCGCGGCCGAGGCTGGGGGGGTGGGCCCCCCCCCCCCCCCCCCGGCGGTCCCGCGGCGGGGTCGGGCGGCGCGGCGGCTTGCGATTGCATCTAGGCGGCTGACGGGCGGCTGACGGAGTGTTAGCGCCCAACCGCCCCTGAGAGACGCTAAGACTTCGCGTCCAGAGCGCCTCGACGGCCCGCGTGAGGAGCTGGGCCTGCGCCTGACACAGTTCCTGCATGATGTCGCGAATGTCGGCGGGCACCGCGACGACGGGCGCGGCCGGCGGCGCGCCACGCCCGGTGAGAAGCTCGCCGCTCGTGGTGCCGAGGATGTGCGCCAGCCGGTTGATGTCCTCCTCGCTCTCCGGGACGCTCCCGCGTAGCCAGCGCGAGATCTTCGACTGGTTGAAGTTGTGCTCGCGCGCGAACGCGCTCTGGTTCGTGATCCCGCGCGCCTTGAACAGGCCGCGTAATCGCTCGCCAAAGGCGGGGAAGGACGACCGCGCCATTTTATTTATTGACCCGCGCTAGTCGCTAGGCGTATAACGACATGCCATGAGATCACGTCACGTCACCCCCGCCACGCTAGCCCGACTCGCCGTTGAACTCAAGCGCCACGCCATCACGCATCACCGGCTGGCTGACGAGGCGGCGGTGAGCCGCACGATGATCTCGCACGTCCTCGCGGGCCGCACGAGATCGGCGAATGTGGTCGGCACCGCGCGGCGGCTGATCGCGGCCGCGAAGGCCACAGGCAGCACGGCCCCGCAAGCGTTCGCGCGCTCGTAAAAGTGACCGCCCTCGTCGTCCTTGCGATCTGGATCGCGGTCGTTTCCCTGCTCTGCGCGATTTTCCTCGGCGCAAGGGGCGACTCGTGATCGCGCGGCGTGCGCGTTTTTTCACCGCGGCGAGCTGCGGCCTGTAACGCCCGACGATCACTTCTCAGAGGAGGTGGAGACGATGGCCTCGGCGTGGACTTCGCGGCCCCGGCGGCGGGCGGTAGCGTGATCACCGAACTCCGCCGCGCCGCCGCCTTCCTCCTCGCCGTCGCGAGCGTGGCGGTGCTCGTGGCGGCGCTGCACGTCATCCTCACGCAATGACCACGCCCGCACGGCGCGGATGCCACAAGGAGATGCCATGAGCACGACGACCCCCGCAGTGATCGAGCGAGAGACCGCACTCGCACGCCTGCAGGCCCTCGACCCGCAGGCCCTCATCGAGAAGGCGATCGAGACCGGCGCCGGCGTCGAGACGATGGAGCGCATCCTCGCGCTCGCCGAGCGCGTGCAGAAGATTTCGGCCAAGCAGGCGTATGACGCCGCGATGGCCGAGTTCCAGCGCCACTGTCCGCCGATCCTGAAAACGAAGGAAGCGCGCATCACCACGCGCAGCGGGCCTGGCTACCGCTACAGCTTCGCGCCGCTTGATGAGATCACCACGGTGATCTCCCCGCTGATGGGGTCGGTCGGCCTGTCGTTCCGCTGGCGCGTGCCGACGCCGGAGGAATGGAAGCCGGAGCCGCAGCGCGTCGCGCAGATCTGCCGGATCACGCACGCCCTCGGCCACTATGAGGAGAGCGGCGTCATCACGATGCCCGTCGATCAGGCCAACGAGGGCGTGGGCGCAAACAGCATGCAACGTGTCGGGATCGCGCTCACATATGCGAAGAAATACTCGCTCCTCGTCGTGTCCGGCCGCTCACCCGAAGACTACGACCAAGACGGCAAGACGGGCGGCGACGAGGGCAACGGCGTCGAGCCCGTGGGGCGCGTCGAGGACGGCGGCGGTGCGGATGGCGGCGTGCGCATGATCACAGACAACCAACAGAAGCGGTTTCATGCCATCGCGCGCGGCCTCAAGCCCGTGGCCTGGACGGACGAGCAGATCCACACGCTGCTGACGGCGCGGAGGATCAACAGCATCGGCGAGATCCCGATGGCGCAGTACGACGCGATCATCGACGCGCTCAAGGCCGGGCCGGCGAGGTGAGGGCCTTCCCGCGCGTCACCGAGATCCTCGCCAGCGTCGGCCTCGGCCCTGACTTCGAGGGCGTGCCGGTGGCCGTCCTCGAGAACGCCCGCCGCCGGGGCAGTGAGGTTCACGCCGCGATCGAGGCCATCGTCTACGGCTACCTCGACGAGTCGTCGCTCGCCGACGATGTCGTGCCGCGCGTGGACGCCTACCGCCGATTCATCAAGGAGTCCGGCTTCGAGACCGAGGCAACCGAGCGCGAGGTCGTCAGCGCGACATGGCGCTATCGCGGGCACCCCGACACCGTCGGCTGGCTCCAGCAGAAGCGCCTCCGCGTCATCCTCGACTGGAAAAATACCGACCATTGCCAGCTCGGTCCCGCTGGCTGGCAGCTCGCGGCGTACCGCGCGGCGTGGAACGAGCAGCATCCGCACGCGCCGGTCGCCGCGCTCGGCGTCGTGCAGCTCCGCGGCGACGGCACCTACAGCTTCCACGAGGTTAGTGTCGCCGCCGCAGAGCCGGTGTGGTTCGCGGCCGTCACGGTCTACCACGCGCGCCAGGACGAGCGTCGTCAGGACGAGCACCAAGGACTCGCGCTCCTATGAGCACGCCCGAGATCGTCACGCATGAACTCGAGACGCAAGCCGCGGCAATCGCGCAGCAGATCCCGCTCATCGCGATCACCGACCAGCGCAGCTTCGAGGCTGCGGTCCTCGACCGCGTCGACATCAAGCGTCGGCTCGCGAAGATCGAGGAGGTCATGGGCCCGATCTGCGCGACCGCACACGCCGCGTGGAAGATGGCGACGGCGAAGCGCGAGACGCTGCGGGCGCCGTTTCTCGAGGCCGACAGGGCGTATTCGCGCGCGATGGGTGCCTACGAGGTGGAGCAGGCGCGCATCCGCCACGAGGCAGAGGAGGCGGCGCAGCGGGAGCGGGAGCGGGCGGTGCAGGCAGAGCGCGAGCGCGTGGCGGCTGAAGAGCGCCGCCTGAAGACAGAGGCCGAGGATCAGCGGCTCGCGGAGGCCGTAGCGGCCGAGCAGCGCGGCGACGCGGAGACGGCGCAGCGGCTCATCGACGCGCCCGTCGCGACGCCGGTCGTGCAGGCGCGGCCCGTGTTCGTGCCTGCCCCGCCCGCGCCGCCGCCGCCCTCGGCGAGCGGGGTCAGCTTCCGCGACACTTGGACGGCGGAGGTGACGGACCTGATGGCGCTCGTCCAGGCCGTCGCGACGGGCGCGCAGCCGATCACACTGCTCGAACCGAACCTTCCCGCGCTGAACCAGCTCGCGCGCGCGCTCAAGGGGGCGATGAATGTCCCCGGCGTCCGCGCCCAGCACGAACGCATCGCGGCGCAGAGGATGGCCCCATGAACCGCTACGAGCAGGAGCACGACCATATCACCAGCGAGGGCTACCGGGAGGAGCTGCAACGGCTCGCGCGCGAATGGCGCGCCCAGGCCGATACCTCGGTCGATGAGATCCTCGACGACGCGCCGTGCCCGGACTGCGGCCTCGACACATGCGACGGGTCGTGCGGGGACGAGGAGGGCGGCGAGGCGTGAGCCCGGACTGGCTCCGCGTCAAAAAGTTTGACCCGCGCGCCTGCGCGTTGGCTGACCGCCACTACTCGCGTCGCACGCCGGGCGCGAATCAGTTCATGCCGCCGGGCCAGACGATCGTGCTGCTCACGCCCTGCGCGCAAAACGTCCTCGTCACGCAGGATCTCTTCACATGAACCCCAGAAAGGAAGATTGCCATATGCTAACCGCCACCCGTGGCCGGTATCGGCGACCGCCGAGCGCGCCGCAGGAATCTCTCCGGCGAGGATGGCACATGGCGAGCCTGGAGAAATACCGTAACGAGTTCCTCGAGGCGAAGTCCTTCGCGACCCGGCGCGGGACGAAGGCGACGGCCGAGACACTGAAGACCTACAAGACGGCGCTCCGATCTTTCGAGAACCACGTCGCCCACGAGACAGGGGGCGATCGCTCGCTCGACTTCACGGCCGCGATGGTGACGGGCTGGCTCAGGCAGCTCGACAAGCGCGGCCTCTCGCGCAAGGCACTCGCCACCTACCAGGGCGCGGTGCGCGAGTTCGCGAGCTGGGGCCTGCGGCGCGGCTACTGGCGCGCCGATCCCTTCACCGACGTCGTCACGATTCGTTCGCCCCGCGCTCTGCCCCGGCCCTTCAGTGCCGCCGAGCGCGACGCCCTCTTCGCGTTGCCGCTCGGGCCCCGCGACGCCGCCCTCCGCGGCGTCCTGTACTACCTCGCCCTGCGCGATGCGACGATCTGCCGGCTCACCCTCGGCGACATCCTCGGCCCGCAGCGCGTCGGTGATCGCGAGATCCTCGGCGCGATCTGGACCCTCGGCAAGGGCAACAAGGAAGGCGTCAAGCCGCTCCATCCGACGCTCTGGGCGCTGCTCGTCGCCTACGACGCCACCCGCGCGGCCGACGACAAGCGCCCCGACTGCTACCTCTTCAGCAACGGGGACGGCGGTGCTTGGTCGACGAAGGTGATCCAGCACCGCGTGCGCAAGTGGGGCGCCGCCTGCGATCCGCCGGTGCCGAAATGCACGCCGCACCGCTTCCGCCATACCGCGGCCACCGATCTGCTCACGAGGACGAACGACATCACGAAGGTGCAGAAGCTCCTCGGCCACGCGAGCCTGCACACGACGCAGATCTACGCGCAGGTGGTCGATCAGGCCCTCGCGGACGCGGTGGCGACGCTGCCCGATCTCGGGGCCGCGACTTCCGTCCCCGACTCCCGGACTCCCGGCTTTCCGGGGACGGCCCTCCCCGTGTCCGGTACGGAGAACCCCGCGCCGTGACGGCGATTTCCGCGCGCGGTCTCGACGGTGACCCGGGAGTGTACCAAGTAGGAGTCTCCCGGATTAGGCGAGCACCCGCCGAGGGTTGCGAGCCGTCGGCTCCCAGAATCATCCCGTGTCCGATAGTTCGCCGATGAGGCCGCTTGGCCGCCGCCGCTACCGCGGGCCTGAGCCCGGCAAGCCCGAGCGCCCGGTCCTCACCGTGTTCCGCTGCCGCGTCTGCGGTCATCACCGGGGCGACAAGCGCCATCGTGCGCACGTCGTGGCCGAGACGAAGGCGGCGCGGGGGTGAAGGCGAGCGAGGCTGAGGCCGCACATCGTGACCCGCGGACATTCGCCGCTGCGGTGTCGTGACCGCGGACCCGCGCCGGATGCTCACCGCACGGCTCGCCCTACTCACTCGCCGACTCGCCGATCTCGGCCCCGGCGTGCCCCGGTTCGTCGTCGGTGACGACGGCGATCATGCCGTCGCCAACGAGGCCTACGAGCTCGAGCTCCACGCGCGCGAGCGGATGGTACAGGACGCGCGGGATCTCAGCGCCGCGCTCGAGCGACTGGACGACGGCACCTACGGCATCTGCGAGGCGTGCCGCGACAGGATCCTGCCGGAGCGCCTAGTCGCGATCCCGACCGCCACGCGCTGCGTGCGCTGCCAGGCGGCGGCCGAGCAGCGCGGCGACGACGAACCCCGCGCCTTCGGCGTGCCGCGCGAGCCGGAGCGGCCGCTCGAGGAGCAGTAGGTGCGCTGCCCGATCTCGGAATTCAACAGCGAGTGAAGAAGGGAGCCGTACAAGATGAAGCGGACAGGACGGAAGAAGCCAACAGCAGGCAAGAGAAGCGACAAGGCCCTCGCGATCGTCCGCAAGTTTTTCCCCACGGTCAACCGCGTGGTCGACGCGACGAAGGGCATCACCATCGAGGTGACGCCTGCGGATTGCGGGCGAGCGAAGAAGAAGGCGCACGGTGAGTGCGCCCTGGCCGTCGCGTGCAAGCGTGTGTGCGGCCTCGATGGCGTGATCGTCTCCCGCTCGACGGTCTACCTCATCAAGCACCGCCGGGCCACGCGCTACCAGATGCTTGAGTCCACGGCGAAGGAGATCGTCGCGTTCGACCGCGGTGCATACTTCGACCCCGGCGAGTATTGCCTGAAGCCACCCGCGCATCCTCTCGGTGAGCGGTCTGCCAGCCCCGGAAGTTATTCCGGCGAACGCACGGGAGAAGTGGCGGAGGCGCGTCGTCACTACACGAGCGGTGTGCGCACCGTGCTCGGCGGGCGTAGAGAGAACTCCCTATGACCGACCGCCGCATCCTTGTCATCCTCGCCGATGTCGCCGAGGACGCGCACATTCTCCCCAAATACCGGCTCTTCGACGTGAGCGATGCCGTCGCGACCGCGCTGCGCGAGGCCAATGTCGATGTGGAAATGATCGAGACGCGCCTGGTCCCGGCGCTCATCGATGGCGCGAGCCATTTCCACACGTTCGCCGCGGCGCACGTGCTCAGGCTACCGCGGCTTGAGCGGTTCGCCGCGCTCGCGCAGCTCGTGGCCGTCGCCGCCGAGGCGCGGGCAGAGGAGCGGCGACGGCTCTGCTCGGACTCACTCGCTTACGAGCTCGCGGTGCAGCTCACGCGCGACGAGATCGAACGGCACGCGGGGAGGACGGCGTGAACGTCCTCGCCCTGACCGAGCGCGCCGCCCTCCCGCTCAACTGCGCGGCGCTCTGCCTCGACGACGAGACGCTCTTCCACGTCACGGCGCGGGGGTGCCCGACGTGCGCGTCTGAGCACTTCGTCCTCGTCGCGACCTGGATCGGTGTCGGCGCTGACCCGGCGGGCGGCTGATCGCAAGCATGACGCTGGAGACCTTCCTCGCGCTGTTCCCGGCGCAGACGCGGCATCGCGCCGGCGCCAACGCGCTCGTGCCCTGTCCAGCGCACATGGATCGGAGCGCGAGCCTGTCTGTGTCCGCCGGGGCCGACGGCCGCATCCTCGTCCACTGCTTTGCGGGCTGCGGGGTGACGGCCATCACGCACGCGCTCAAGCTCCGCGTCGGTGACCTCTTTTCCGATCCCCGCGTCCCCGTGCGGCTGCGGCGGCCGCTGACCGAGCTCGAGTGGGCCTTCCGCCGCGCGTACCGGGAGGCGCGCCGCCAAGAGGCGCGCTGGGAGCCGTGGCGCGCGGCCCTCCGCGATGCCGAGGACATCCGCGTGGGCCGACAGGCGGCGGCCGCCCTCCGCGCGCATGTCACTAAGACCATGCACCCCGATGACGAGGCGGCGTGGGAGCTCCTCGCGGAAGCGGCGGCATGGGAGACCGAAGCGGAGCGACTCGACTCATGAACTGCCCGCCCATCACGCCGATCGGCAGCTCGTACTTTTTGCGCTGGGGCGAGGCCGAGCGCGAGGTCGTGCTCGAGTTCGCGCGCGTCGCCGAGCGGACTGAAACCGTGACGGCCGAGGTCACGGCCACCTCCACGCTCGTGGGCGAGGTCGCGTGGTCCCGGTTCAATCTGCTGGCGTCCTCGGCGCGCGCCCAGTTTGCTAAAGCCTGCGACGCCGTCCTCCCGGACGTCGAGTGGCCGACGGTCATCGATCGCTCGTGCCAGGCCCTCGTGCGGACCCTGCGCCGCGGGAACCCGCCCGTCGCGCTCGAGCCGCGCGCGCCGGATCCCGACTGGGTCGCGGACGCTTGGCTCGTCCCCTCCCTCATCCCGCGCCGCCAGATCACGGTCCTCTACGCCGACGGCGGCGTGGGGAAGACCTGGATCGCGCTCGCGGTGGCCGTGGCCGGGCTCCTGGGGCACGCCTTGTCAACCGCGTGGACCGTCGGGCCGCTCGCCCGCGTGTTGTACCTCGACTGGGAATCCGAGCGCGCGGATCACCAGGAGCGGCTTTGGCGTCTCACGGCGGGCCGGGAAGCTCTGCCCCAAGGCTCGATCCTCTACCATCGCATGCACCGCCCGCTCACCGACCACGTCGATCAACTGCATGCCGAGATCGCGCGCTGCGGGATCGAGCTCGTTATCACCGACTCCCTCGGCGCTGCCGCCGGCAGCGAGCCCGAAACGAACGACGCCGCGCTCCGCACCTTCGCCGCCCTGCGCTCGCTCGACGCCGCCACCCACTTGGTGCTCGCGCACGTCTCCAAGGCCAACGCCGAGGCTGACGGCCCACGGCGCCCCTTCGGCGGCGTCTATGTGGCGAACACCGCCCGCTCGACCATTGAGGCGCGACGGCTCGACGATCCTGACGACGGCCGGCTGATCCTCACCCTCCATCACCGAAAAAGCAACGTGGGGCGCCTCGCCCCCCCCTCCGGTCTCGCCTTCGCCTGGGATGCCGATACCGGCCAAGTCCGCGTCAACGCTGTCCAGCCTGATTTCCAGACGGCGTCGCTGGCGCAGCGCATCCTCGCCGTCCTGCGGCGCGGGGCGGAAACCGCGACAGCCCTTGCCGAAGAACTGAATACGAGCCCCAACGCCGTGCGGGCGATGCTCGGCCGCCTGGAAAACCGCAACAAAGTGTTGCGCATAAGCGCAACAGCGAGAGGCAGAGGCCAGAGAACGCAATGGGGACTGATAGATACAAACCGCTAAACCTGGAGAAAGGGGTGATGCCATGCCAAGCTTCCTCAGCCTCTTCGCGGGAGTCGGCGGCTTCGACCTCGGCCTCGAGCGCGCCGGATTCCGATGCGTCGGCCAGGTCGAGATCGACCGCGCCTGCCAGCGCGTCCTCGGCGTCCGATGGCCCGGCGTGTGGCGATGGACCGACGTTCGAGGTGTATTCGATCCAAGCCGATGCCCAGCGGGCGAAGACTCCATCGCCGGATGCCAAGGGGAAGGTGCGGCTACGGAATGCGGGGCTCGGGATTCAGAAGGGCATCAGTTTCACGCTGAACTCTGGCCCTCCCCCATCGGTCATGGCATTCGAGGCGAGGATCGCGCGGAATGGCCGGGGGCGCCCGGAATCGATCGTGCAGCCGTTGAAAGCGCAGAGCGGGCGCACTGGCAAAGGCGACTCGGCACCGTGGATCTTCTCGTCGCCGGATTCCCCTGCCAAGGCGCCAGCGTCGCCGGCAAGCGCCGCGGACTCAAGGACGATCGCACCGCGCTCTTCTGGGAAATCATCAGAGTGGGCAAGGCGCTGCGACCGCCCTTTTTGCTCCTTGAGAACGTGCCGGGGCTTCTGTCCGTCAACGGAGGCGAGGACATTGGGGCCGTTCTGGACGCGCTGCATGGGGCCGGATGGCTCACGGAGGTAGAGGAATGCGACTCGCAGGAGTTCGGTGTGCCGCAACGGAGACGGCGCCTGTTCTTCGTCGGCGTGGACGCGAACTATGGACTCCAGACGCCGACGCATTTCTCCAGCGTCACGCTCGCTGCTGTCGTAGCCCAGAGCTTGCTCGACGCCTGGGAGTTACTCGATCCGCGATCCGTAACCGTCTCTGGGGACTGCGGAGGTGCGACCGATCAATCCTCGGCCATCGCTGGACTACGAAGGAGGATGGCGAGCTTCGCCGCCTCGCTGGAAGCATCAGCGTGGCCGAGATTGCTCAGCGTCTTGGACGCACGGGCGCGGGCGTCCGCATCCGCGCCGTCAAGCTGGGCGTGTCCGTCCGACGACCGACAGGATGGGTTGAGTCAGACGGCTACATCATGCGCTCCCGCGACGGACGACGAGAGCGACAACACCGTCGAGTCATGGAGCGTACTTTGGGGCGATCTCTGGATCCAGCCGAGCGCGTCCACCATATCAACTTGGTCAAAACAGACAACGCCTCAGCAAATTTGCACGTGTGCCGAGGCGACGCTGAGCATCTTCGTGCTCACCGCAGCTTGGACCGGCTCGTGCCCGCCCTGCTGGAACGCGAAATCATTAAGTTTGACCGCGCTGCTGGCGTGTATCGCCTCGTTGGAGCCGCTCGCAGATGATCTCTTTGTCGAGGAACCTTGGCGCGACCGCGCTCGGATTCTTCTCGCAGAGGCCGAGTCCCGAGCGCGTGACGCTGTCTGCGGTCCTGATGAAGCGCGCGTTGCCCAAATACTTTTTGAGCCCGCGCGCGGCGACGGGGATCTTGCGGCGAGCGGAGAAGCGGGGGCGCGAATTGCCGCCAGCATTGCGACAGGCGCTAACCGCGCTGGCGGCGCACGACGGCCCGGCACCGCCCCCGCCGATGCCGACAACCTCGTGATCGGCGTCGACATCGCGCGCGCGCTCGGCGGCATCGGCGGGGGGCAGGACTACGGCGCGAACAAAGGCACGCTCATCGCGCCACACCTCGCGGCTACCTTGAGCTCCGGCTCGCACGGCTCCGGGGTCAACGCGCCCGGACGGCGCCAGGAGGACGACGAGAACCTCGTGGCGGCGACGCTGTGCGAGCGCGACGCGAAGGGGCCGGACAGCAACACCAAGCCGGGACACCTGATCGTCACGCACACGCTCCGGGCCGAGGGCCACGACGCGAGCGAGGACGGCACGGGGCGCGGGGTGCCGATGGTGTGTTTCGATCCGACGACGAGCCTCGATCAGGCGCCGTCCGATGCGACATCGCCGCCCCTCAAGGTCGGCAGCGGCCTCGGGATACCGTGGACGCCGGCCATCGCCTTCGACACGACGCAGATCACCACGTTTGACACGTTCAATGATCTGTCTGACGCCTTGACCATGCAAGGATTCGCGGCTAGTATTCATGCGTATGCCGATGCCACGCAAGCCGACGCCGATTCGATTTTGCGCCTCCTGCGGGAAGCAATTGATTCGCGGGATGGAGCGCGACGGGCAGCTTCAGTCCTTGCTCCATTTCTCCCGTCGCAAGTTCTGCGACATGGCGTGCATGGCGCAAGGGTTCAAGGGCCGGTTCAAGATCACCGTAACGAGCCCGACGGAGGGGCGGTATCGAGCACGCACAATCAAGCGCGCGGTCCGGTGCGAGGCGTGCGGAACAACGCGCAAGCGTCTCGACGTACATCATCTCGACGAGAATTCGCTGAACAACGATCCAGCGAACCTCATCGCGTTGTGCCGCTCCTGCCATCTGCGCCAGCACCGGAAGATGGTTCCTTGCTCGATATGTGGGAACCCGCAGAAGGGGCTCGGCTACTGCGACAAGCACTATCAGCGATTCAAGAAGTGGGGCGATCCGCTAGCGTTCAAGCGCAATCAACACAGCCCGCTCTCGCAGTCCGCAGATTAGTTCCCGCAGAATGTGAGGCACTCCAGGGCTTCCCCATAGGCTGGACATGTCTTTGCCTGCCGCTGGACGACTGGGCGCGCGACCCCGAGGCCGCGGCAGAACGCTGCACCTGCCCCGACTCGCCGCGCTACCGCATGATGGGCAACGCGGTGACGGTGCCCGTCATCGAATGGCTCGGCCGTCGCCTGATGGCGGCGCTCACAGAAGCGCCATGACCTGGCTCCATGCCGCGCTGTCCATCATCACCGTCGCGCTGCTGGCCGGCGTCGTGTGGAAGCTCGTGATCCTCGCGCGCATGGCCCGGCGGGCGCAGCGGTGATCCACGTCGCCGCGTTCTCAGGCGGGAAGGACTCGACGGCCTTGCTCCTGTGGCTGCGCGAGCAGGGCATCCCGTTCACGGCGGTCTTCTGCGATACCGGCTGGGAGCATCCGCTGACCTACGCCTACGTGGAGGAGATCAATCAGTCGGTGCTTGATGGTCAACTCGTCGTGCTCAAAAGCGAAAAGTACGACGGATTTAGCGATCTCGTACTAGGTCGCAGGATAGTGCCGATGGTCCACGCTCGCTTTTGCACAGAGGAATTAAAAATCTTACCGCTCTGGAAGTATCTGGAGTCGCTTGAGGATGAGGCGACGGTATATCAGGGCATCCGGGCCGATGAGTCGGCTGCCCGCGCCGCGATGCCATCGCGACAATGGGAAGAAAAGGGGGGCGGGTACTGGATCGAGCGCCCGCTATTCCACTGGACGGCGGCCGACGTCTTCGCCATTCACAAGCGTCACAACGTCAAACCCAACCCGCTTTATCTCATGGGCGTCGGGCGCGTGGGCTGTTGGCCCTGCATCATGGTCAATAAGCGGGAGCTGCTCGTGCTCGCGCGGCGCACGCCGGAGATCGAGGCCAGGCTGATGGAGCTCGAATCTCGGCTCAATGCCGTGGTGCAAGAGCGTACCCCCGGCGCGGGGTATCGGTCGTTCTTCCGCACCGACTACATCCCGCAACGCTACTGTTCGCAGCCGTTCATAACGAAGGACGGTCGCGCGATCCGGGTGCCCACGGTGGCCGACGTGTTTGCGTATATCCGCTTGGCCGAGGCCCAAGGCGACCTCTTCCGCGAGCCTGACGGCCCTGCCTGCATGAGCGTCTACAACCTATGCGAGTAGCCCGGCGGGCGCGGCGGTGAGCCGAGCGCAGATATTCCCCGCGCTCCTCATCGCGCTCGACGTCGGCGCGGCGGTCATCTACGCCGTCGAGGGCGACGCGCGGCGCTGCATCTACTGGCTTGCCGCGGCGGTGTTGACCGTGACCGTGACGTGGTGAGCATGAGCGTGGCGCGGCGGTGAGCTCGCCCACCCAACGCTCCCTGCGGTATCTGCGCGCCATCGCGGGCGACATGGTGGCCGTGGTCGAGAAGTGGAACCAGCACGCGCGCATCCGCCAGGATCTCTTCGGCTTCGCCGATCTTGTGGCCGTGATCCCCGGCGTGCCCGGCACGACGTACATACAGACCACGAGCAGCGCCAACGTCGCGCATCGCATCGCGAAGATGCGCGCCGAGCCCGTGGCGAGCCGCGTCCGCGCCTGCCTCGCGACCGACAACACGGTGCTCGTGCATGGCTGGCGGCGGGCGGGGGCGCGCGGGCGGCGCAAGACGTGGCAGCTCCGCGAGGTCGTGGTCACGGCCGAGATGTTGGGGCAACAGGAGAGCTTGTGATGATCTGGCCTCTACTGTTCATCGCGTCAGTGTTTGTCGCTAACTCGCTCATCCTCCGCTTCGGCCTCGTCCCAGTTGGCTTCGGGTTCGTCGCGCCCGCAGGAGTCTATGCGGCCGGGCTCGCATTCACCTTCCGAGACCTCACGCATGATCGGCACGGGCCGCGCATCGTGATCTGGTGCATCGTGGCTGGCGCCGCGCTGTCCGCCGTCCTATCGCCACGGTTCGCCCTGGCATCCGGTGCCGCGTTTCTCGTCTCCGAGCTGGCCGACTTCGCGGTCTACGCGCCGCTGCGAAAGAGGTACGGTCTCGGCGCGGTCATGGCGTCCAATGCCGTCGGCCTCGTCGTGGACAGCGCGCTCTTTCTCTCGCTCGCGTTCGGGTCGCTGGACTATCTCCCTGGGCAGATCATCGGCAAGGCATGGATGACGCTGCTCGCGATAGGCGCGATGTGGTACTGGCGCTCGGCCAACAGGCCCTGATATTGGACTTCTGGCTCGGTACCGATCGCCCCATGTGGCTTGCTCTGCTGGATGTCCCCCTATTCATCTCGCATCGGATCCTCGGGCCACGCCGAACGCTCCCGCGAGCTCGTGGCGCATGGGCGCTTGACTCAGGAGGGTTTTCGGAATTGAGCATGTATGGCGAGTGGCGGACGATACCGCAGGACTACGCGAAGGCCGTCCGTCGATACATGGACGAGATCGGCGGGCTCCGATGGGCGGCGATCCAAGATTGGATGTGTGAACCCTTCATGCTCACCAAGACCGGATTGACACTGGCCGAGCATCAGCGGCGCACGGTGGAGAGTTACGCGACGCTGCTCGACCTCGCGCCGGATCTGCCGTGGGTGCCGGTGCTCCAAGGGTGGATGCCGCACGATTATGTGCGCCATGCAGACCAGTATGAAGCCGCTGGGTTGCCGCTGACGAGGCTCGTCGGTGTCGGATCGGTGTGTCGGCGGCAAGGGGCGAAAGAGGGGCGGGCGATTCTCCGCCAGCTCGCGACGCTCGGCTACCGGCTGCACGGGTTCGGAATAAAGACCACGGGGCTGCTGCTCGGCGCCGCCGCCATGCTGGACAGTGCGGATTCAATGGCCTGGAGTCGGCAGGCCCGCTATCGGCCCGCCGAAGCGGGCTGCACACACACACGATGCAACCATTGTGTCCGGTTCGCGCTGCGGTGGAGGGCGCAAGTGCTTGACCATATCAGCCGGGGGGAACAGCAGCCGATACTAGCCGGGTGGAATTGTGACACCAGCCTCCTGTGCGCGCACAGCGCGCACACCATCATGAAATCAGCTACTTCACACCCCCGTGTGCGCTGAGTGTGACGTCAACCTGTGAATGCTCACAAGCCCCGCACACCTACTTCACACCCCTCCTTGCGTGTCCCAAATAGGGCACTTGACACCCGGGCGCTGGTGCCTACACTTTCACCCGCTAGCTTTTGGAAAGGCTTCGGCTAGAATCGCTCTTGCGGGCGTCGCTTCCCTCGCGACCTGGCCCGCGAGCTCCTTCGCCCAAGTAGGGGATCACCCGCTCGCTCTTGCCTTCGGCCACCGTGTCGCCTGACCGAACAGTTCCTTGAACCTCGGCGTCAGGACGGGAAGAGCATCGCCACCTCTGGGGTCGTTGAGCAGCGTCGAGGTCACGCGCGGCCGGATACCTGACGGCGTGCCTCCTGCAAGCAGTTCGCGCAGATGCCGCGCCATCGCGGCGCCGAGCATCGGAGGCACGGCGTTCCCGATCTGTTTGTATTGCGAGTTTCGCGGGCCGGAGAACGTGAAACGATCCGGGAAACTCTGGAGCCGCGCACCCTCGCGCATACTCAGCGCACGGTTGTCGAGCGGGTGCGTGAATGCGCCGAATGATGCCGTTATCGTGAACGCCGGCATGTCGCGGCGAAGGCGAGCGCCCTCGAACTTCGCGCGGCGTAAGTTGATGTCGTCCGGCGCGGAACAGACGTGATTCGTGACGACGTCGCCGGCGCCTTCGCGCATCGCCCGCTGATACGACGTTTGGGGAGCCGACGCATAAGCGATCGGCTCGTCGGCCTGACGCGACTCAATGCTCGGAAGGTCACCGATGGCGTCCCAGACGGTCACTTGAGGCTGCACGAGCAGGTTCTGCGTTGGCCTCGGCGCGTGCGTCGGTGCGGGGAATGTCAAGTCGATATCCGTTAGCGTCCCCACGAGGAAGAATCGGTATCTGAGCTGCGGAACCCCATAGTCAGCCGCGAGCAAGACATCGCCCGCGCAGCGGTACCCTAGCCGCTCGAAGGCGCCATAGATCGTCCGCAGCAGCGCAAAGTTATGGCGGTGTGCGATACCGGGGACGTTCTCCATGAGAAACATCGCCGGTTTCAGTTCGCTGACGAGCCGGACGAATTCGGGGAAAGTTTCGTGGATCGTCCGGCGTGCGCAGGCCGCGCTCGCTCCGCCAGCCACGAGTGCGATAGGGCCGCCCGCAGCGCGGCTGATGTTGTTTCCAGACACTTCGCGCACATCTCGCCGTTCCACGACCGCGTCGCGAAAGTTCTTAGAGTGCGTCGCGCAGGCGGAGCCATCCCAGTCGACGGCGTATGCGACGGCAAAACCCCCGAGTTCGAGGCCGAGCGACAGCCCGCCGCAGCCGCTGTAGATGTCGACGGCGCGCGGTTGACTGTTCCTGAACGTCGAGGCGTCGAGCATCACAAACCCAACCTTTCTGGCGGCACATGAAGGTTCTGCCAGTTCTGCCGCCGGCACAACCCCAAGCATGGGGGGATCAGAGGCCAGAACGCGCCCCCTAACCCCCCAGGGTGGGGGGATCAGAGGCCAGAACGCGCCCCCTAGCCCCCCAGGGTGGGGGGATCAGAGGCCAGAACGCGCCCCCTAGCCCCCCAGGGTGGAGGATTTAGCGCGGCGGCTATTCACTCCATGTGACCCGGATGGGGGGGGGTGGAGGATTTAGCGCGGCGGCTATTCACTCCATGTGACCCGGATGGGGGGGGTGGAGGATTTAGCGCGGCGGCTATTCACTCCATGTGACCCGGATGGGGGGGGTGGAGGATTTAGCGCGGCGGCTATTCACTGCTAAATCCCCCGGTGAGCTGGCAGGACATGGAGGATTTAAGCCCGGCTTTTCGCGGCTCCTAAATCCTCCATGTTCGAGAGGGGCGACCAGACGCGGCACGCTGGGCTGCCAAATCCCCCAGCGCGCGACGCTCACCCGATGGCATGTCGAGCGCCTCGGCCAAGTCTCCTGCTGGGTCAGGAGGCCGAGGCGCTGTGAGCTGGGTTACCTACCCGGTGATGCTCCGCATCCACGCCACGCGCTCCGACTCCGACCCGGCGTGGGTTTTCGCGACCCAGCGCGGGGCACCGCCACAGTCGAAGCGCGCGACATCGAGCGTGCCCAGATCCAGCGCGGCGAGCTCGAGGAACATGGTGTCCACGACCGCTTGCGGATCGAGCGACTCGCCATCGATCTCGAGGGCGTGGATGGAGTCTGGCACACGCACGCGCGCCCAGGCTCTGACCCCAGGCGGGAGATCGTGAGTATCCAGCGCGATCCTATACGGCCCGGTTTCGCTATCTGCGATGCCCGGCAGCGCGAGCGCATAGGTAAGGATGGCGCACCATCGACCGTCCGCGTCGCGCTCGACCGTGAGCGCGCTCAGGCGCTCGCGATACGTACCGGGCAGGCCGCGGATGATCGCGGTTAGAGTTGTCGCAGCCATTGCCCTAGCCCTCCTCCTCGACGACCGACGCCCACTCGCTCTCCGCGACCAAATCGGCGCAGTCGCGCGATACGCGCACTCGGACGGCCCCGTTGTGCGGGTACACTCCGTAGTTATGCGCCGCCGCGTGCGACGCCCTCAGATCCGGTGGCATGTACTCGATCACCACGGTCTCATCTCGCGATCCCGCCCAATCGCACATTTCGCCCGTCCACACGCCGCACTCGCAGCTCTTCGTCGTCATTGTTGTTCCTCCTACGGCTCAACGACCAGCAGCCGGCGCGTATGCTGCCGCATGTACACGTCCGGCTCCGGGCCGATGGTGAGCGCTGCCCGTTGCCGCGGATGCATGCTCCCCGGCTGATCGTACTGGACCGGCCGAGGGAGATATCCGCGGTGATCGCCGAGCGAGATGTACGTGATGGGCCTCGTCGCGAAGTGCGCCCACCACTCAGCCGCTGCCCACAGCACCTCGTCCCGTTCTGCGCCGCGCGTCGGCGCATACTCGGGGTAGCCGTGGCGGCCGGGATACCGCAGGGCATGATCTGGGCCGCCGTTGCCCGCGATGTCGTAGCCGGCCTCGCCGCACGCGAGTAGAATGCGCGTGGCCTCCGCCACGCTGATGCGCCGCCGTAGGCCGATGATCTCGCGGGCGATCTCATCGGGCCGCAGCACATACCAGTACGCGCGGCCGACAATCTCGGCGTCGAGGGCGGCGATGGCACCCGTGGCATCCTCGGGCGTGCTAGCACGGCGTGCGACGAGCGCGCGCATCGAGTCGTCCAGCTCGCGCGCGGCCGTCGCGTAGGCCGGATGCGTAAGTGGATCGAGGACGCGCAAGACCGCCGGGGCTCTCATGACTCGCCTGCGCCCGCGACTGGCGTCTGGGGCCGCACATGCACGCGGGCCATCGGAGTCCACGTGGGCCGCAGCGCGATCAGCTCGCGCACGCGAGCCGCGAGCTTGGCGTCGCGCACCTGTCCCGTGCGCGGCGCGTCGTCGTAGCGTGCGTGATATGCGCTCACGACATCGCCATCGACCGCGAGTTCGTCGCCGCCGGCGAGGAGTCCGGGCGCGCGCAGCCGGATATGCAGCGCGCCCCCGGCGACGAGCACCGCGTCGTCATGCCGGCCATAGATCGTCGCCGCGATGCTCTCCAGATCGCGCCACGCCCGCGCCGCGCGAGGCGCGCGCGCACGCACGACCGGATAGATCAGGTCGCTGACATCCTCGTGATATCGTCGGCCTGGGCGCGTGATCCGCCAATAGTCGCCGGCGGCGTCGACGATGATCTGGCCCCGGTGATACCGCCCCTCGATCGTGCCCTCGCGCGCATCCCACGCCTGCTGGGCGGCGGCGATCTGAGCGGCGGTGGGCCTGCGCCCTCGCGCCTTCCGATACGGTCTCATCGGTCTCATCGTTGTCATGTTGTCCTTTCCCTACGCCTCCCGGCGAAGCACAGACAGCGCGAACGCGCCCCCGCCGTAGATGATCTCGCCGCCGATCTCGAGCGCGGCGATCTGGCGGTAGTCCTGGGCATCGAAGTCGTTGATGTCCAAGAATTCTCGCATCACGATGTCGCGCGCCCCCTCCCCCTCATCAAGCGAGTAGCGGCCTGAGATCACGCACTGCTCGCTGTCGCCCTCAAGGCAGATCACGATGCGCTCCATGTTGTCCCCCCTAGCGCTCACTCGCGCCCTGGCTCACTCGCGCCTGGCTCGCGCGCCTGGTCCCACCGCGGGCTCTGGCACCTCGGGCACTGCGCCACGTCCGGCTTACGCGGCGCCCATGTGTGGCCACAGCGCAGGCACTGTAACCTCACGATCACCAGCTTCTTGCTCATGGCTGGCCCCCCTGTAGTGCGTCTTGTAGCGTCTATGTCATACCTTATAATATAGCCGTGAGGGAGTGTCAAGGGAAAAACGTCAGGGACGTTGCGGGCCGGGAGCTCTGCTCCGCGCGGAAAATTAAGCGCAACACTCCCCTAAATGACGCGGCGCGGTATTAGCGCACCGCTGGGCGCATTACTGCTTTATAGAGAGGGCCTTAGAAGCCCTCTCTAGGAATGCGCAACACTTTCTTCTCTATATAGAGTGTTGCGCTTTTGTGTGAAAAGATTCACAAGCGGGCCGGAGCCGTGCTACAAGCGGAAGAGTGGGCACCGTCGAACGGCCAAGCGAACGGCTCCGGCGCCGACGATGGAGTCCAAGCAAGGCCGCCGCCATGCTCAACTCGGGCGCGACGTGGGAGCAGATCGGCGACTACTTCGGCATCGCCAAGTCCACCGCGCACGAACGCATGTCAGGGCTGCGCCACCTGTTCTCTGCTCAGCACGTCGACACGTTCCGAGAGCAGCAGGCCAACATTTTAACGTCGGCCCGAATGCGTGTGATCGACACCCTGAACCGCGCGCTCGACGAACCGGACGCCCACGTAAAGAGCAGCCCCTACCAGCTCGCGGGCACGCATCACTGGCTGCACTCTGACGAACGGCTGGAACGTGGCCAATCTACCCAGAACCTATCTCTTCATGAGCTGATTGAGCGGGTCGAACGCGACCGCGCCAGGACGCGGCCCACTACCCGTAGTGCTGGCGCTCTGATGCCTGGGTCCGATGCGGCGCAAGTGCCCGCCAATGCTGACCTGGGCCGATAGTACAGACTATGCCCCCACTGGACTACGCCTTTGGACCGCGGACCCGCTGTCGGCTACCGCCGGCCGCAACCTCGAGCTCGGCTCGGACCCCCGGGGGCATGGGCCTCGTCCTGGCTTCATGACAGGTCAGTCCCGGTTTCACGTGGGAGAGGGGTAAAGGGGGGGGTGATGGGACTGGAGCGGGTGAGGGGCTAATGGGCGGGCAAGGCTCTGGGGGCTCGGTCGGGGCGCGCGAGGGGGCGAGGGCGTATGCGGCGAATCTGCGGGTGGTGCGGGGGTGGCGGGAGGATCTCGGGCGGTTCGTGGAGGAGGCGATTCTGGGGCCGTACAACGGGGCGAAGGGGACGGCGCTGCGGATGACGGAGCAGCAGCGGGAGGCGGCGGGGGCGCTTTCGGGGTTAGTGGCGGCGAAGGAGCGAGGGGAGCGCCGGGAGACGCTCGGGGTGTCGATCATGGCGGGCAAGGGGGTCGGCAAGGACGGGTTCGCGGCGTGGGCGATTCTATGGTTTCTCTCGTGCTTCTCGTACCCGAAGGTGCCGTGTGTGAGCGTGTCGGCCGACCAGTTGTCGAAGGTGTTGTGGTCGGAGATCGCGAAGTGGCTCATGTATTCGCCGTTGCGGGATCAGTTCGTGTTGCAGAACGACAAGCTATTCCTGGCGAGCGTGCCGGAGGAGGCGCGGGGGAAGCGGTGGCTGGCGTTCCCGAAGGCGGCGAACCCGAAGCTGACCGAGTCGGAGCAGGTGGAAGGGCTTGCGGGCATCCACGAGGAGCACGTGCTGCAGGTGATCGACGAGGCCTCGGGGGTGCGCCCGCCCGTGTTTGAGGCGCTCGAGGGCAACATGACGGGCGCGGTGAACGTGATGCTGGTGATTTTCAACCCCACGCGGGCGACGGGCTACGCGGTGGAGACGCAGCAGGCGGGGGGGCGGTTCATCGCGCTGCGCTGGAACGCCGAGGACTGCGAGCTGGTCGAGCCCGCGGTCGTCGAGGCCCTCGCCGCGAAGTACGGGCGCGACTCGAACCCGTACCGGATCCGCGTGCTCGGCCTGCCCCCCCTCGTCGACGAGCAGACGCTCATACCGTGGGAGTGGATCGAGGACGCGGTGGAGCGCGAGGTCGAGCTCCCCGCGGGCACGCCGCTCGTGAAGGCCGTCGACTGCGGGGCGGGCGGCGACCACTCGATCATCGCGACCCGGCGGGGGCCGCAGGTCTTTCCCCTCAAGCGGCTGCGCACGGCGGACAGCCAGGCGCTGGAGCGCTGGATCGGCACCGACGTCGACGCCGACCGGCCCGACGTCGTGCGCATCGACACCGTGGGCATCGGCTGGGCCGTCGAGGGCAACGTGCGCGCGCTCAAGGGGGCGATCGTGGAAGCGGCCGACGCGCGCCGGGCGGCGAGCGACGAGACGCGCTTCTACAACATGCGGGCCGAGATGTACTGGCGCCTGCGCGAGGCCTTCGAGCGCGGGGCGATCAGCCTCCCCGACGACGTGGAGCTGAAGAACGGTCTCGGCGCCACGCGCTGCGAGTACGTGCCGCACAAGGGGCACAGCGTGGTGAAGATCGTCGACAAGAAGAAGATCAAGGCGGAGATCGGGCACAGCCCGGACGAGGCCGACGCGCTGGCGATGACGTACTACCACCCGGATGCGCTGGTCAGCAAGGTGCGTCGCCGGCGGGGGCCGGAGCCGGTGCTGGCGGCGGGCCTGCGGGCGTGGATGAGCGCGTGACGACGAGGCTGACGTGGGTCCGGGCATGAATGACCCCACGACGCTCTTGCGGGAGATGCTCGGACGATGACCAACGACGAGATCCTCGAGCTCGCGCGCGAGCGCTTCCACATGATCGTCACCGCGGACGACGAGATCCGCGCCGCGGCGCTTGAGGATCTCAAGTTCGCCTACAACGTCGAAGAAGGCCAGTGGGACCAGGACACGCGCAGGCAGCGCGAGCTCGACGGCCGCCCGTGCCTGACGGCGAATCTCCTGCGCAAGTTCCTCGCCCAGGTCGCGAACGAGGAGCGCGAGAACCGTACCGCAGGGAAGGTGCGCCCCGTCGACGACAAGGGCGACCTCGCCACCGCGACGATCCTTCAGGATCTCATCCGCCAGATCGAGTACCTGTCCGACGCCGAGACGATCTACGCGACGGCCGGCGAGCAGGCGGCCGCGGGCGGGTTCGGCTACTGGCGCATCGTGAACCAGTACTGCGACGACAGCTTCGATCAGGAGCTGCGCCTGCAGGGCATCGAGAACCCCTTCAGCGTCTACCTCGACCCGCGCGGCATGTACGCCTTCATCACCGACTGGCTGCCGGAATCGGAGTTCACGGCGCAGTTCCCCAACGCCCAACCCGTCGACTTCGAGTGGCAGGGCCGCGGCGAGGACTGGACGCTCTGGTACGAAGTGAAGAAGGTGCGCATCGCGGAATACTTCCAGAAAGAGCGCGTGACGAAGACGATCGCGCAGTGCGAAGACCCGTCGGGCCAGATCGGCATCGTCGAGCTGACGAAGGACGTGACACACGACGTGCTCGCGGCGCAGGGCTTCCGCATCCTGAAGACGCGCGTCGTCGAGACGGACACGATCCGCTGGTACAAGATGGCCGGCCATCAAATCCTCGAGGAGCGCGACTGGCCTGGACGCGAGATCCCGATCGTGGAGGCCGTCGGCGACCGCGTGAACGTCAACGGCAAGGTCTACAAGCGCTCGCTCATCCGCGACGGCAAAGACCCCCAGCGCGCGTTCAACTACTGGTGGACGACCGCGACGGAGACCGTCGCCCTCGCGCCGAAGGCGCCGTACATCGTCCAGGCGCAGAGCATCGCCAAATACGAGGACGAGTGGAGACAGGCGAATACGAAGAACCTGCCCTATCTCCGCTACGACCCGACGGGCAACGTGATCCCGAAGCGCGAGGCGCCGCCGCAGGTGAGCACGGGCCACCAAGCCATGCTGACGATGTCGGCCGCCCTCGTAAAGGACACGCTCGGGATGTACGAGAGCGCGATCGGCGAGCAGGCGTATGAGCGCTCCGCGCGCGCGATCTTCGCCCGGCAGACGCGCGCGAAGATCGGGACGTACCACTTCCCGGACAATCTCCGGCGCGCGGTGATCCAGACCGTGCGGCTGCTCATCGACCTCATCCCGAAGATCTACGACACCGCGCGCATCGTGCGGCTGCGCAACGAAAAGGGCGAGGACCGCATGGAGCGCATCAACTACGCGGTGACCGTGCCCGAGACGGGCGAGACGACGATCCTCAACGACCTCACGTTGGGCAAGTACGACGTCGTCGCGGACGTGCGCACGTACTCGACGCGCCGGCAGGAAAACGTCGACCTGCTCACCGAGTCGATGCAGTACGCGCCGATGCTCGCCCCGGGCCTCGCGCCGCTGCTCTTCGAGCAGGTCGACAACGAACTCGCGCCGAAGGTGGCGGAGGTCGCGAAGGAGATGCTCGCGCTCGCGCGCACGGGCCCACCCGCGGGCGGGAACGGCGCGTCACGCCTCCCCGGCCCGGCCGCGCGCTGACGAAACGGGAGAGGCGATGACGACACCGCAGGACATGACGACCACCGACGAGCCGATCAACCCGACGCCCGCGCCGGCCGACGGCACGCCCCCGCCCGATGAGGCCGAGCCTTCACCCGAGACCGAGACGCTCGCGAAACGACGCGCCGACGAACTCACGCGCGCCCGTCGCGACGCCGAGCGGCGCGCCGACGCGGCCGAGCATGAGCTGGCGGCGCTCAAGCGCAAGGTCGACGCCGGCGCGCGCCCGCTGCCGCCGAGCCTCGCCGAGTTCACCGATGGCGCGGGTTACGTCGACGCCGTCAGATACCAGCAGGCGCAGGTGGCCTATGAGGACAAGATCCTCGCGTGGCAGCGGGACACGGCACCCGCGCCGGGCACGCCGTCCGAGAGGGCGACGACTGAGGCCGCGCCCCCCGAGACCTTCACGGCCAGCGTCCAGGCCCTGAGCGGGCAGCATGCCGACGTCTACGAGGTCATCAACCGCCCGGTCTTCACGAAGGAGATGCGCGACGCGATCTTTGCGTCCGAGCAGGGCGCCGAGCTCGCGTACTGGCTCGGCTCCAACCAGGCTGAGGCCATGCGCATCGGCCAGCTCCCGTCCGCGCAGATGTGGCGCGAACTCGGAAAGATCGAGGCGACGAAGCTCGGCGCGGCCCCCGCCGCTCCGGCGCCCCGAAGCGTCAGCGGCGCCCCGGACCCGATCGCGCCCGTCAGCGCCACCACGACGTCGACCAGAGATCCCGAGAAGATGACCATCGACGAGTGGATGGCCTGGGACAAGAACCGCCGGATCGAGCGGCTCAAGAAGAACCCGCTCGGGCTCTAAAAAGATTTGCTTGACGCGGGCACCTGTTGTGTAGCACTCATGTTGCTGTAGCATTCGTGCATCGTCGCGCACACGCAGCAGCGCGGGAGTTGTGCCCCGCAGCGCGCGAAGTGGCGCCGGCCTCGCGCCCCGGCAGCACGCGAAGCAACCCCTCGGGGACTCGTGCAACCCGGCTCGAACGGGTCACGTGTCGCAAACCGGGGGGGTGCGAGATGGCGAGAGCGGCCAGCCAGCCTCGACCGACCCCCACCGCCGAGAAGATCGCCCGCGCCGCCGGCATCGTCGACGGCCCCGACGCAATTCTCGCGCTGGTGACATTGCATCTCCCGCGCGCCGTCGGAGGATAAGACGTGGCGAACACCATTCTGACGCCGACCCAAGTCACGCGCAAAGCGCTGGCGCTCTTGCACAACAACCTGAAGTTCGTCAAGACGATCGACCGGCAGTACGACAATCAGTTCGCCCGCTCCGGTGCCAAGATCGGCGACTCGCTCAAGGTCCGCATGCCCAACCAGTTCACGGTGCGGAGCGGCGCCACGATCTCCACGCAGGACGTGAGCGAGACCTCCCAGACGCTCACCCTCGCGACGCAGCGGGGCGTCGACATCAACTTCAGCTCCGTCGAGCTCACGCTGAGCCTCGATGACTTTGCGGAGCGGATCCTCGAGCCCGCGATGGCCCGCCTCGCCGCCGAGGTGGAGTACATCATCCTGAGCAATGTCTACAAGGACGTCTACAACCTCACGGCCGCGGACCCGGACGCCGAGCCCGACGCGATCCTGGACGTGCTCCGCGCGAACGCGCGCGTCAGCCAGGGCCTCGCGCCGGACGGCAACCGGCATTTCATCCTCGACTCCTCGACGATGTTCCCGCTCGTCAACAGCGTGAGCACCTACTTCCACAAGGCCTCTGAACTGGAGCGCGCCTTCGCCGAGGGCTACATCGGCATGGCCGCGGGCGTGAAGTGGTGGGAGTCGAACATGGTGCCGTCGCACACGAACGGCACCCGCGATGACACCACGCCGGTCGTCAACACCTCGAGCGGCATCACGAGCGGCACGGCCACGATCGCGATCACCGGCCTCGACGCATCCGCCACGGTCAAGCAGGGCGACGTCTTTAAGGTCGCGGACGTCTACGCCGTCAACCCTGAGACGAAGCAGCGGTACAGCCATCTTCAGCAGTTCGCTGCGACGGCCGACGGCACGGCGAGCGGCGCCGGCGCGCTCACGGTCTCGGTGACCCCGACCCCGACCACCTCGGGCGCGACGCAGAACGTCGAGCTCGTCAGCGCCGGGGCGGGCAAGGCCGTCGTCTTCACCGCCGCCGGCGGCTCCGGCGACGCCAGCACGGTGTACATCCAGCCGCTGCTCTACCACCGCGACGCCTTCGCGATGGTCACGGCCGATCTGGAGATGCCGCGGGGCCAGGACTTCGCCGCGCGCGAGACCCATGACGGCATCTCGCTCCGAATCGTGCGGCAGTACGACATCACGAACGACAAGTTCCCGTGCCGCATCGACGTCCTGTTCGGGTACAAGACGCTGCGCCCGGAGTGGGCCGCGCGCGTGCGCGGGTAGGGCGAATGACGACAGACGCGAGCGAGCAGCACAAGGCCGAGCTGGGCCGTCTGGCCCAGCTCCGCCAGCAGCGCGCTCAGATCGAGGTGAGCCTCTCCGCGACCGAGGGCGCGCTCCGCAACGGCGGCTACGGCGCGCCCCCGCCAAGGAAAAGCCCGATACCCCGCACGCGCCCGCGCGCGTAGGAGGCGACCATCGCGACCGCCCGCACCCTCGTGAGCGGCGCGCTCCAGCTTTGCGGGATCCGTCTGCCGACGAGTACCCAGCTCGACGATGGGCTGACGGTGCTGAACCGGACGCTCGCGAGCTGGAGCGCCGAGCGGCTCATGGTGCCGAACGTCGTCGACGAGAGCTTCACGCTGACGATCGGGACGGCCGTCTACACCATCGGCAGTGGGGGCACCTTCGACACGACGCGGCCCGTGCGGATCGTGGAGGGCTACGTCCGCGACAGCGCGAACGTGGACACGCCGGTCGATCCGTCGATGAGCCTCGACGAGTGGGCGCGCATTGAGGACAAGGCCACGCGCGGCCGTCCGGCACGGCTCTACTACGCGACGGAGTACCCGAGCGGGAAGATCCACTTCGATCTCCCGCCGGACGCGGCCTACACCTTCCGCGCCTGGTCGTGGAAGCCGCTCTCCTCGATCGCGAGCCTGGACACGACGGTCACGCTCCCCGGCGAGTACGAGGAACTGATCGTGCTCTCGCTCGCGGTGAAGCTGGCGCCCATGCATACCGTCGCGCTCGATGCGACCGTGATCCAGCAGGCGATCGGCGCTCACACGACCGTTCGCGCCCTCAACAGCGGGCCGCCGACCCCCGCGCGCTTCGACGTGGCGCTGACGCGGGCGCTCCTCCGCTGATGGCCTCCGTCTACCCCGGCAGCACGTACCGGATCCCCGCCGTGCGTGGCGGCTGGAACGCCAACCCGAACGTCGACCAGATCCCGCCCGAGAGCATGGTCGAGGCGCTGAACATCAACCTGCACCGCGGGGCCCGCGAGACGCGCAACGGTGTCACGAAGGTCAACGCGAGCGCGATCAGTGGCGGGTCGCGCGTCATGGGGTTCACGCAGTTCCGCAAGCGCAACGGCAACACGTTCATCGTGACCGCGACGGCCGACGGCAAGATCTGGAAGGACTTCTCGACCGTCCTCAAGAGCGGCCTCACCGCGGACAAGGTCACGCACTTCACGACCTTCAACGACACGCTCTACATCTGCACCGGCAGCGACCGGCCGCAGACCTGGGACGGGAGCGCGACAACGACGAGCGATCTCGCAAACATCCCGACTGACTGGTCGGGGACGGCCTGGCCGAAGCAGATGGTCGTCCACGGCCGCGGCGTGTCGCGCCGCCTCTGGGCCTATGGGGTGTCGGGCAAGACGCAGAAGATCTACGCCGCGGCGAGCGGCGGTGACGACTTTTCCGACGCGAACGTCACGACGCTCGTGATCGAGACCGGGGACGACTTCGGCGTCGTGGCCCTCCCCGAGTTCGGCAACCGGCTGATCCCGATCGGCAAGACCCGCGCCTACCTCGTCGAGGACAGCGACTCCTCGTCGACGAACTGGGGCTACGAGGCCGCGCAGTGGGAAGGCGGCGTCGCCTCCGAGCGCCTGGTCGTGCGCACGCCGAACGACCTCATCGTCATGGGCGAGGACGGCGACGTCGCCTCGATTATCGCGACGCAGACCACGGGCGACTACGCGGCCGTCTCGCTCGCGCGCCCCGCGCACATTCACGTGTGGATTCAGGACAACGTCGACCGCTCGCTGCTCGCGTCCGGCGCGCACGCGGTCTATGACCCCGTGCTCCGCGCCTGCAAAATCTTCGTCATCCGCCAGGGCCAGAGCGTCGTCGACACCGCGCTCGTCTACTTCATCGACCGCCCCGCCGAAGAAGCGTGGGCGCGCCACCAGTACTACTACACGGCCGCGGGCATCGCGTCGGCCTCCGCCGTGATCCGCGCCTCGGCCGGCGACTTCCGCGTCTATGTCGGGGGCCACGACGGCTTTCTGCGTCGGCTCGAGGACACGGACTCGGCCCTTGACGACGGCGTGGCGTATAGCAACGGCTTCACGACTCCAGAGCTGCCCTTCGACAACGCGCGTGGCCTCAAGCGCTACGACCGCGGCTGGCTGATCATGAAGCAGCTCAGTACCGAGTCGGTGACCGTCAACCTCAAGGTTGACGGCGCGTTCGTCGCGACCGCGTACCAGCTCGTGACGGACACGGGCGCTGAGTTCGTGACCGACGCCGGAGCCAGCCTCGAGGCGAGCAGCAAGACCAACTTCACCGTCACGCCGAGCGGGCCGGGGCTCACGAACGAGAGCTATGCCATCGGCATCGTCGGCACGCGCATCCAGAAGGACGTATACGGCGCCGTCGACGGCACGCGGTTCTTCATCTCGCAGCTCCTGGTCGATCACATGCCGCTCGGCGCGCAGGCGAAATAGAGAGGCCGGAATGGCGACGACGAAGATCCGCGATCTCACCGCGGTCACGACCGCAGCCGTGGGCGACAAGATCCCCACCGACCAGAGCGCGGACAACGTCACGCGGTATCTCACCATCACGCAGATCCTCGACCTCCTCGCGACCGTATCGCAGGCCGAGGCGGAGGCGGGGACGGCGACGACGCGGCGGGCCTGGACGGCCGCGCGCGTGAAGCAGGCGATCACTGCCCTCGCGCCGGGGACGACCCTCCCGGTGCTTGCCAAGTCGGCGAACTACACACTCACCACGTCCGACGTGCGCAAGGTCATCAATGCGTCGTCGGGCACGTGGACGCTCACGCTGCCCACTGCGGCGACGGCGACGGACGGCTTCTGGTTCGCGGTGCGTAACAGCGGGACAGGCGTCATCACGGTCGACGCCGACGGCTCGGAGACGATCGACGGGGCGACGACGATCTCGCTGGTGGCCGGTCAGGCTTTGCTCGTCGTCTGCGACGGCACGGGGTGGGTCACGATCGGCGACCTCCTCTCGACCGTGTCGCAGGCCGAGGCGGAGGCGGGGACGGCGACGACGCGCCGGCACTGGACGGCCGCGCGCGTGAAGCAGGCGATCACTGCCCTCGCGCCGGGGACGACCCTCCCGGTGCTTGCCAAGTCGGCGAACTACACACTCACCACGTCCGACGTGCGCAAGGTCATCAATGCGACCTCGAATACGTGGACGCTCACGCTGCCCGCCGCGGCGACGGCGACGGACGGCTTTTGGTTCGCGGTGCGTAACAGCGGGACAGGCGTCATCACGGTCGACGCCGACGGCTCGGAGACGATCGACGGGGCGACGACGATCTCGCTGGTGGCCGGTCAGGCTTTGCTCGTCGTCTGCGACGGCACGGGGTGGGTCACGATCGG